CCCCCCCAGATCTCTCCCCGGCGCGGCGCGAAACGACCCCCTACGGCCCATAACCGCAGGTCAGAGGCCCTATCTCCCCTCGCTGGCGTGTTCGAACCGATCTCGGCGCCGGTCCTTCGAAAACCGGGGGTCGCGCTTCGAACGATCACCCGTTCGACGGAAGTCCGTTCGATCGAACGGACCGCGCTGCCATCCGAACAGATGGGCGACGCGCTAGGCTGCTCACGTGTGCCGCCCGTGCCGGACCTGACTACCGCGCCCCCGTCGGGCGGTCAGGGTAGCTCGGGCAGTCGCGCGACCCGGCTCACGACGGCGGGCGGCACACCATGACGTCGCTGCTCGACACGAATCACCGGGCGTGGGCCGCGTTGCGGGTGGCTTACGCGCGGTCGCTGCCGTGTGCGTGCTGGCGGTGCGGGCAGGTGATCGAGGTCGGCGACGAGTGGCACCTCGGGCATGTGGTCGACCGTGCCCTCGGCGGGTCGGATGCGCGGCTCGCGCCTGAGCATGCCGGGTGCTCGAGGTCGGCGGGGGCGCGGCTCGGTGTGGCGGTCGCCCGTATGCGGCTGCGGGCGATCGCTGCGGGGCGCCCGGTGGGACCGCGGGCGAAGCAACCGCCGCCCGCCTCGAGGGCGCGGTCGAGGCTAGCGGCGCGGCTCGCGCCGTCCCGGGAATGGTTACCCCCGCGCTCGAGTGGCCGGGCGTGGGCGAGATGCCGCCGTCGGCGCGCTGGCCGCGGCTGATGACGGGACCGCACCCGAGGGCGACCGGCAGCTACGGCGCGGCTGCGGTCGAGTGGGGCGAGGCGCGGCGGTTGCACCCTCGGCGGTCGGCGGGGACGCGATGGTGGCAGCGGCTCGCGCTCGAGCGCGCCCTCGAGCACGATGAGGCGGGCGCGCTGGTCTGGCCCGTGGTCATCGTGTCGGCGCCCCGGCAGGCCGGGAAATCGTGGCTTGAGCGGATCGTGTGCGGGTGGCGGATCCATGAGGCCGAGCGGTTCGGCGGGCAAGAGCAAGCCGTGCTGCATGTCGCGCATAAGCTGATCGCCGCGCAAGAGGTGTGGCGGCCCGCGGCCCGGTGGGCGCAGCGGTCCGGGCTCGGCGTCCGGTGGGCGAACGGCGAACAGCAGATCGAGCTACGCGACGGCTCACGGTGGCTTTTGCAGGCGGCGAACGACGGGGCCGGGGTTTCGTTCGCGCTGACGATGGTCCTGGTCGATGAGGGCTGGCGGGTGCCCCGCGCGGTTTATGAGGACGCGATCGAGCCCGCGATGGCTGAGGCCGAGTCGCCGCAGACGTGGCTAGTGTCGACGGCGGGGACCGCCGAATCGGATCTGATGATGACCTACCGGGCGAGGGCGATCGCCGGGCTCGAGGATCCGGGCGGCGTGCTGCTCATCGAGTGGTCGGCGCCCCCGGACCCGGATCTCGACATTGACGACCCCGGCGTGTGGCAGGCCGCCCAGGCGCATTGGGACGACCGCCGCGCCGCGTGGGTGCAGCGCAAGCGCGACCAGGCGGGCGAGCGGGCGTTTCGCCAGCAGGCGCTTAACCAGTGGGTGCCGTCGCTGTCGCCGCCCGTGCTGGCCGAGGGGACTTACCCGCGGGTATCGACGCGCCGGGGTCCGGCCGGGCGGGTGGCGTTCGGCGCGGACGTCGCCGAGGATCATTCGCGCGCCGTGATCGTCGCCTACGGCGGGGCGGTCGCTGAGGTGATCGAGGACCGGCCCCAGGCGGGTTGGGTCGCCGGGCGCCTGGGCGAGCTGGCGGTCCGGCACGGCGCGGCGGCGGTCGGCATCGACGGGTCCGGCCCGGCCCGCGGGCTGGCGGATGAGCTCAAATCGCGGGCCGAGCTGGACGGGCGGCTGGTCATCATGTCGGCGGGTGACACGTCGGCGGCGTCCGGGCAGTTGCTCGACGCGCTACAGGCGGTCCCGCCGCGGGTGGCCCTGCGGGATCATCCGCTGTACGCCGCCGCCGTCGGCTCGGCGCGCCGCCGCCGCGCCGGGGGCTCGTGGGCGTGGGACCGGGGCGACGCCGGGCTCGCGCTGATCGCTACGGCGTGCGGCATGTGGGCTGAGGCGCACGCCCCCGAACCGGCCGAGGATCCGATGGTGTTCGTATGAGCCACCCGCTAGGCCCGCACGGCGGGCGCCCCCCGAACCGGCTCGGTCACGTCGACCCCGGCGCCTACCGGGGCCGCGGTCCCGGCGTCGCCGTCTACACGGGGACCGACGGGCGCGACATGCTGGTGAACGACCCGGACGGGTGGGAGGTGAGCCAGCCGTGGCGATGGTGGGACGGCCCGGCCGGGGGCGACGGGACGGGCGGCCCGATCGGCCACCCGCCGCCCGGCGCGACCGAGCCCCGGAACCTGCCCGCCGCCGTCACCCGGTGCACGTCGCTACTGGCCGACACGCTCGCCGGGATGCCGTGGCGGGTGCTGCGGGACCGGGACCGGCTACCGGCCCCGGACTGGATCACCGACCCGCAGGCGAAGCGGCGGGATCTGCGCATCGCCGCGGGCCCGGTCCCCGAATGGCGCCGGTCCGCGATGGAGTTTTGGAGCTGGACGATCACGTCGATGCTTTGGGAGGGCGAGGGCGTGATCTACGTCCCGAACCGCAACGACGACGGCAGCCCGGCGCCGCCGCTCTGGCAGCTCAACCCGCACGACCTGGGCATCGACGGCGGTGAGTACGTGATTCCCCCGGCGAACGGCGGCGAGGGCTATCGGTTCGCGCCGGGTGAGCTGATCGTGATCCGGGGCCTGGTGCGGCAGGGGCCGCGCGGCGTCGGCGTGCTCAAGGCGCATTTCCTCGACCTGGCGCTTGCGGGTGAGGTGCGCGGGTTCGCGTATAACATGCTGCGCCGGGGGATCCCGGCCGGGTATCTCAAGGTGAACGCCCCGGCGCTCACCCGCGATAAGGCCCGCGAGGTGCAAGCCGACTGGATGCGCGGGCACGGCGGGACGCTCAAGAAAATCGCGGTGCTCAACGCGACGACCGAGTTTCACCCGCTCCAGCTCGACCCGCAGGCGATGCAGCTCGCGCAGATGCGGGATTACTCGACGCTGGATATCGCGATGATTTTCGGGATACCGCCGTACATGCTCGGGCTGGCGACCGACCGCTCGACCTACGCGAACGTCGAGTCGCGCATGATCGAGTTCGCTGAGTTCTCATTGCTGCCGTGGGCGCGGCGGGCCGAGTCGGCCCTCGACGCCGAGTTTGCCCGCGGCACCTCGATCAAGATCAATCTCGATTCATTGCGCCGGGCCGACACGGAGACGCGCTATAAGGCGCACAAAATCGGGTTGGACGCGAAATTCCTCACGATCGATGAGGTACGCGAGATGGAAGACCTACCGCCGATGCGCGAGGAGGGCTAGCGATGGGCGCCGAACAGATGACGATCCCGCTCGAGGTGCGGTCGGTCGAGGAGGCGCAGCGGCGGGCGGTCATGCTGGTCTGCCGCTACGGCGAGACGTCGACCCGGACGCCGCGCCCGGAGCGGTTCGCCGCGGGCGCGTTCACTAAGTCGGTGACCGAGCGGGCCGACCGGATCCCGTTTACCGACCGGCACACGGCCGGGACGGGGACGCTCCGCGCCCCGGCGATCGCCCGGCCGGTCGCGTGGGACACCTCAGACGGCGCCGAGCTGCTCGCCGTGCTCAAGTTCTACGACACGCCCGAGGCGTGGGAGGTGTTCACGCGGGCGCGTGACGGCGAGATCAACGCCGGGTCGGTCGGGTTTCAGCCCATCGCCGAGCGGACCGTCGAGGGCGTGCGCGAGATCACCGAGGCGGCGTTGCATCACGTCGCGCTGCTGTCGAGGGCCGAGTCGACCCCCGCCTACGACGCGCCCCGGCTGCTCGAGGTGCGGACGGCCAGCGTCGAGCGGCTGCTCGCCGTGACCTACGACCCGGCCCTCGCCGATGCTTGCGTGTCGGCCGCCGATATGGCCAGAATGGTGCACGACGGCGACCGCGCCCAGCACTGAACCGGCCGCCCGTCCCCCGGCCCGCCGCGCCCAGCACTGAACCGGCAGGCCCCCGAAGCACGACGGCGACCGCGCCCAGCACTGAACCGGCCGCCCCCGCTGCGCCCAGCACTGAACCAGCGGACCCCGCACATCATGCGAGCGACGCCGGGAGGGCGCGACGTGTCTACGAACGTGTACCTGAAATCCAAGATCGAGGAGCGGACCAGTCAGGCCGCGGTCATCGAGAATCTACAGAAGACCGCCGCCGACGCTAAGCGGGACCTGACCGACGATGAGCGCAAGACGTTCGATGGGATTGTCGAGCGGCTCGCGTTTCTCGACGCCGAGATCAAGCGGCTGACCGACGCTGAGGCGGGCGCGGCTCAGTTCGTGAAGATCTACGGGGCGCACGCCGAGGCCGAGGCCGCCGCGGCAGCGGCCCGGGACCGGGAGCGCGACCAGGCCCCCCGGCCGCCCGAGGAGCGGGCTAAGACGTGGGGCACGCGGTTTATCGAGTCGGAACAGTTCAAGAAATTCCGCGGGCACGGCTCGAGCGAACCGTTCCGCATCGACGGCGGCTACCTCGAGGAGCGGGCCGACATCGACACGTCGATCGGGACGCCGCCTCAATACTGGTCAGGCCCGAGGGATCCGGCCCTGCGGGTGCCGCTGTTCGATGTGGTCGGCGTCGTGCCTACGACAATGGGCTCGGTCGAGTATTACTACTGGCAGCCCGAAACCGGCATGGCATCCGAGGTCCCCGAGGGCGACCTCAAGCCCGAGGCGCCGATCGAGGGAAAGCTACTCGCCGTGCCCATGTCGACCTATGCATGGTGGAAGGGCATCACCAAGCAGGCCCTCGAGGACGTGCCGATGGTGCGGACGATCGTAGACACGCAGCTACGCCGCGGCGTCATCCGCAGGATCAACGCGGAGGCCGCCGCCGCGCTCGCCGCCGACACGAATATCCCGGTCTACGGGACGCCGGCCGACATCCTGCTCGAGTCGCTGCGCGTCGGGCTCGGCATGGTCGATGAGGCGGGATACTCCGCTAACGCGGTGCTGCTCAACGCCCGTGACTGGGCCGCGCTCGATATGACGATCCTGCCCGTGTCCCGCGACGGCGCGAACGTGTCGACCATCTTTTGGGGGCTGCGCGCGGTCGCCGTGCCGCAGGTCCCCAGGGGAACCGCGTATGTCGGCGACTTTGCCGAGGGCATGACCTTTTTCGACCGTGAGCGGGTCGAGGTCATGATGACCGACTCGCACGCCGATTATTTCCTCAGAAACAAGCTCGTCTTGCTGGCTGAGGCCCGCGGCAAGGTGGTCGTGTCCAACGCCGCGTGCCTGGTCAAGTGCGCGGGCACGGTGCCCCCGGCGAACCTTACCGGGGTCGGCCCGGAAGGCCCGCAAGGCCCGCAAGGACCGCAAGGCCCCCCCGGACCCGGCACCGCGCGCAGGGCGTAGCCGTCGGCGATGAGCGGCCCGCCGACGCTCGATGAGGTGCGGCAGTGGATCGGCATCTCAGACTTTGAGCTGCCCGACGACCAGCTCGGCGACATCCTCGCCGCCGAGACGGCGGTACAGGCGAGCGACTGCGCGATACCGGATCCGTATCCGGCCGAGCTGAAAATGGCGATGTTGCGGCGGTGCGCTCGCGCCGCCGCGGCCCGCCCCCTGCCGCTCGGGTCGCTGCCCGTGCCCGACAGCGGGATGGGCGCCCCCTACGGCGCGGCGGCGATCCCCCGGCTCGACGTCGAGATCGAGCGTTACGAACACGATCACCGCGTGCTCGGGATCGCCTGATGGCCGGGTTTAGGGTCACCGACCCGCAGGCGCCGATGCGTGAGGTCGACCCCGGCGTCGGCGAGATCGCCGAGCGGTTCCGCGGGGACGTCGCCGGTTATACGCCCGTGCTGACCGGCGCCCTGCGGGCGGGCTGGCGGGTGGCCCGCGTCGGCGACGGGCACTATTCGGTCTCGAACGGGGTCCGGTACGCCCGTTACGTCGAGTACGGCACGAGCAAGATGAGGCCCCGGGCCATGCTCGGCCGCGCGCTGGCGGGTGCGTGATGCGCGGCCTATGGCGGGCGATCGTGCGCCGTTACCGCGCCTATGCCGAGTGGTTCGACGGGCTGCCGCCCGAGGTTCAAGCCGAGATCATCCGCAACCAGAAAACGCTGTCGTGAGCGGCCCCGTGGTCGAGCTGCCCCCCGGCGCGGATCCCGTGCTCGGCTACCCGGCGCCCGACGTCGAGGCCCTCGCCTATGAGGCGATCAAGCCGCTCGGCGGCGTCATCACGTGGGCCTACACCGCGAGCCGGGGCGACCCGCCCGGCTGGCTGACGACGGTCAGCATCCAAGTCGATATCAGGGCGCATAACCGCGCGTCGGCGTCGGCGAGGGCCGACGCTGCGCGGCGCGTCATCTGCGCGTTGCCGTGGGCTCAATGGCACGGCGGCGTCATTAACCGCGTCGACGTCATCGAGGGACCATTCTGGTTCCCCGATCAGGGCGCCCCGCGGTACGTCGCCCGGTACGCGATCACGGCCCACCCGGCCCGCGTCCGGCAGTGAAACCAGGAGGTAACCCCGCATGACGACCCCCGCCGCGCCCGCGCTCGACCCGACCGAAGTTCAAGTAGGGACGGCGAACGGCCCCGGAATCTGGATAGCTGAGGCGGGCACCGACCCGCCCGACGCGACCTCGGATGATTTCGCCGACGAATCGGATTGGCACCTACTCGGGTACCTCAGTGAGGACGGCCCGACGATCGGCGTGTCGACCGATAGCGAAGACCTCACGCCGTGGCAGTCCCGCGTCCCGATCCGGTCGGTTATCACCGGACGGCAGCTCACCTTGCAATTCGTGATGTGGCAGCTCAACCCGAGGACGCTCGCGCTGTATTTCGACGCCGACCCGCCGACTGCGGGCACCGACGGATCGTTCGAGATGGAGCTACGATCCGACGCGCCGAGCCATCTGTACGCGGTCGCCATCGACACGCGGGACGGCGACCGGGTATTCCGCGTGTCGTTCGGCCGCGCGTCGCTGTCCGACGCTGGCGACATGGATATCTCGAGCGGCGCGGCGGTCCCCCTCGACGTCACGCTGTCCGCGCTCGATGACGGCGGCGTGCTCGGGCTGGTTCAGGTCGGCCCGGCCGCGGCGGCGGGCACGAACGGCGCGCCCGGTAACGGTCGGCGCCGCGCACCCGCCGACGATAAGGCGGCGTGACCGGGGCCAGCGCGAACGGCGACGGGCTGCTCGACCTCGAGGCGGCGTCGGCTGCCGCTGCTACTGAGGCCGAGCGGGCGCCGTTTACGTTCGCGTATAAGGGCACCCGCTATGAGGTGCCCCCGATGGCGGGATGGTCGCTTAAGACGATCCGCGCGGTTGCCCTGGGGGACCTCGAGGGCGCCCTCGGCGAGCTGATCGGCGCCGACTATGACCGGCTATGCGACGCCGGGCTCAAGCTCGGCGAGCTGACGTTTCTGTTTACGTCGATGGGCGCGACCGCCGCTATGCCGAGCCTCCCAAATTCCGGGCGGCCTGCGCGGCGCGGTTCGACCCGGACGTCGAAGCGCTGATTATGGAGGTTTACGGGGTCGACGTGCTCGACCCGGCAGTCTCGACGCGCCGGGTCGCCGTGCTGCTCGAGCGGCTGCCCCCGTATGCGCGGCGGCCCGGCGAGCACTGGTCGACTGAGGCCGAGCTACTCGCCGTGGTCGCCGACCAGCTCGCCCAACTGACATGGGTCACGCTGCGCGCCCACGGGGCTAAGAACGCGACCCGGCCCCGGCCGCTGCCGCGCCCCGGTATCCGCGCGCAATCCGCGCGTAATTCGGCGGGACCTCCCCCCGGCCCGGCCGCCGAGGGCGGGAAGGCGGGCACGTGGGCCGACGCGATACAGGCCCTCGCGGGCACGCCCGGAATGAGGCGCCGCGATGGCTAGCAAATACGGCGAGCTAGAGGTCGACGTCCGCGGCAATACCGCCACGCTCGAGTCCGACGTCGTAAGCGGCGCCGGGAGGGCAGGCCAGGCGGCGGCGCAGACGATAGCGCAGCACATGACGACCGGGCTCAAGGCCATAGGCGGGTTTGGCCTAGCGGTCGGTAAGAGCGTCGCGACCGGGCTAGGCGCCGCGTCGGCCGCCGCGATCGGGTTCGGCGTCGCGTCATTCCAGACCGCCGCGCGGGTCGGCGAGATGGACGCGAGCCTGCGCGCCCTCGCCCGAGCGAACAAGCTCAGTTACCCGGAGATGCAAAAAACGGTCAAACAGATCCGTGACCAGGGCATCGAGGCCGGGACCGCTCAGACTCTCGTCGCTAAGTTCGCTCAAAATCAGCTCAAGATGGCCGACGCGACCAAGCTCGCCACGGTCGCGCAGGACGCCGCCGTGATCAGCGGTCGCAACTCGACCGAGGTCTTGGCTGATTTGGTGCACGGCGTTTCGACTCAGAACAGTCTCGTTTTGAGAAACGCCGGGATTAACGTCATGGCCGGTAAGGCGATGGATGAGTATGCCGCGTCGGTCGGCAAGGCGACTAAGGACTTGACTGAGGCCGAGCGGGCGCAAGCGGTGCTGAACGCCGTGCTCAAGGACGGCGACAAAATCGCGGGTGCCTACGCGGAGGCGATGACCGAGCCCGGTAAGGTACTCCGCTCTTTCAAGCGGGTAGTCGATGACATCAAGCTCTCGGTCGGGCAAGGGCTGGTTACGGCGTTCGGCCCGGCGATCCTCGCCGGTTACAAACTGGCTAAGGCCCTGAGCGAGGCGATCGGCCCGGGGGGCGCGCTGTCCCCGATTTTCGACGCGATCGGCGTCGCCGTCGGCCGCCTGGTCGTGCCGCTTACCGGGCTGATCAAGCAATGGACGGCATGGCTCGAGAACCTTAAGCCCGGCGACCTCGACGGGATCCTCGGGATAATCAAGCAGTTTGGCCCGGCGCTGATCATCGCCGGGGCCGCGCTGGCGGCGTTTACCGGGGCGGGCGCCCTCGGCGGGCTGCCGATCATCGGGACGCTGCTGTCGAATCTGCTCGGGCCGCTCAAGCTGCTCGGCCCGCTGTTCGTCACGCTCGGCAAGTCGACGGCCGGGGTCGCTGCCGGGATGCTCGGGGTCAAGGGCGGCGCGGCCGGGCTGGTCGCCGCCCTCGGCCCGGTCGCGTGGATCATCGCCGCCGTGGTCGCCGCGTTCGTGCTGGTGACGGCGACGTCGGCGAAATTCCGCGACGGGCTACTCGCCGTCGGTAAGGGGCTCGCGTCGTTTTTCATGCCGATCATCAAGGCGGTCGCCGCTGGGGTCAAGGATCTGCTACCGCCCATCCTCGACATAGGCCGCGCCCTCGGCGACGTGCTCGGCCCGATCCTGTCCCGGCTCGCGCCGCTGCTCGGTCCCATCGGCGCGCTAGTCGGCGGCGTGCTAACGGTGGCGTTCGGTCTGCTCGCCGTGCAGCTACGGATAATCGCGATCGCTTTTACGGCGCTTATGTCCGTGCTCGGCCGCCTGGTCGAGCTAATCCCGGTCGAGCCGATCCAGCGGTTTTCGTCGGCCCTCTCGGGGATCATCGGCGCGGCGGCTGCGGTGCTCAATCCCCTCAATGCCCTCCGCGGCGCCCTCGAGTGGCTCGGCAACGCGATCATGTCGGTAGTCCGCTGGATATTCGGCGGGTCACCTGGGCTCATCCCGGCGTTTGTCGCCGCCGCAGCGGCGGCCGGTCCCCTCATGTCGATGCTGTCGGCCCTCGGCGCGGCGTTTTCGGCGGTCGCGTCGGCGATCGCCGCGGCGGTCGGCGTAATCCGGTCGGTCGTGTCGGCCGGATTCAGCGCGGCCCGGTCGGCGGTTTCCTCGGCCATGTCCGGCATAAGCTCGGCGGTTTCGTCCGGCATGAACGCGGCCCGGTCGGTCGTGTCGTCGGCGTCGTCGGCGATGACGTCGGCGATCCGGTCGGCCGGATCCGGCATGGTCTCGACCATGCGCTCGGCCATGAGCCAGGTTTCGGGCGCCGTGTCGAGCGGGCTCGCGTCGGCGGTCAGTGCCGCGCGGGCGGGCGGCGCGGCGATCATGTCCGGGCTACAGGCCGGGATCAACAGCGCGGCGGGGGCGGTCATGTCGACTATCTCGAGCGTCGCTAGCCGGATATCCGGGGCGCTATCGTCCGCGCTCAAGATCGGCAGCCCGTC